GGCGTTCGTACTCCACAGAGACAATTTAGTTCGTGCGTTCTTATTGAAACTGGCGATAGCCTCGATAGCATTAACGCAACTACTAGTAGTATTGTCAAGTACGTATCACAAAAAGCAGGAATTGGTATTGGAGCAGGAAGTATACGAGCTCTCGGCTCCCCCATACGTAAGGGTGACGCATATCATACCGGGGTCGTTCCTTTCTTTAAGATGTTCCAGTCTGCTACCAGATCATGTAGCCAAGGCGGCGTGCGAAATGGAGCAGCAACATTATATTACCCGATTTGGCATCTCGAAGCAGAAGATTTACTAGTTCTTAAAAACAATAAAGGTATTGAGGATAATCGTGTACGTCAAATGGATTATGGTGTACAGTTTAATAAACTAATGTACGAACGTCTAATTACTGGTGGAGATATTACTTTATTCTCGCCTAGTGATGTACCAGGTCTATATGAGGCGTTTTTTGCTGATCAAGACGAGTTTAAACGTCTGTATGAAACAGCAGAACGTAATACTAGACTACGTAAGAAGACAGTACCAGCACTTGAGTTGTTTAGTCACTTTGTAGGAGAACGCAAAGATACTGGAAGAATTTATTTACAAAACGTTGACCATTCTAATGAGCATGGATCGTTTAAAGCAGATCAGGCACCTATTAAACAAAGTAACTTGTGTTGTGAAATTAATTTGCCTACTAAACCGCTTAATGACTTTAATGATCCAGATGGTGAGATTGCCTTATGTACACTAAGTGCTGTTAATTGGGGCAATGTTAAAAAACCAAGTGATTTTATTCGTATTGGTAAACTAGCAGTACGTGGACTCGATGCTTTACTCAGTTATCAGAACTATCCAGTAATTGCGGCAGAAATGGCAACCATGGGTAGACGTCCACTAGGAGTAGGTATTATTAACTTAGCATACTGGATGGCACGTAATAATATGACATATAGCGAGCCTAATCTAGAAATGATTGATGAGTATGCTGAAGCGTGGAGTTATAGTTTAATTAAAGCAAGTGCGGATTTAGCACAAGAACAAGGCGCATGTTTGTGGAATGACCAAACAAAATATAGTGATGGTATCCTGCCTATTGACACATATAAGAAAGATGTTGATGAACTGGTAGCACATAAAGAACGTATGCCATGGAAAGAACTAAGAAAACAATTAGCTGAAACTGGCATCCGTAATAGTACACTAATGGCGCTAATGCCAGCCGAAACATCAGCACAAATTAGTAATGCGACAAACGGCATTGAACCACCACGTAGTCTTGTTAGTATTAAACAATCAAAGCATGGTGTACTAAAACAAGTTGTGCCTGGTATCCATCATCTTAAGAACAAATATGAGCTACTATGGGATCAAACATCTCCAGAGGGTTACTTAAAGATTATGGCAGTGTTACAAAAATATATTGATCAAGGTATTAGTGTTAATACAAGTTACAATCCACAGCACTTCCCAGATGAGAAGATTCCAATGAGTAGTATGCTACAACACCTAATGATGTTCTACAAGTATGGCGGCAAACAGTTATACTATTTTAACACATATGACGGAGCAGGTGAAATAGATATTGACAAACTTGAACAATCAAGTATAGTAGAAGATAATATAACAATTGAAGACGATGAATGCGAAAGCTGTGTAATATAAAGAGAGAAAATAAATGAGTGTTTTTGACGTAACTAACAAAGGTAGCCAAACGAATAACTTGGCATTCCTTGATCCATCCGGTGGTGTAACAATTCAACGTTACGATACAATGAAGTATCCTAGCTTTGATAAGTTTACAGACAAACAACTAGGATTCTTTTGGCGTCCAGAAGAAGTTGATACCTATCGTGACGGTAAAGACTTTAAACAGTTAACTGAGCATGAGCAACACATCTTTACAAGTAATCTTAAAAGACAAATCTTGTTAGACAGTGTACAAGGACGTGGTCCAGTAGAATCGTTTGGCAGTATTGTAAGTTTGCCAGAACTAGAAAACTGGATTATTACTTGGACATTTAGTGAAACAATTCACAGTCGTAGTTACACACATATTATTCGTAATGTATATAATGACCCAAGTGTTATTTTCGATCAACTTATGGATATTCCAGAGATTATTGAATGTGCTGGAGATATTTCCAAGTACTATGACGACTTGATTGAAAATGCTAGTTATTACAATCTACTAGGAGAAGGTACACATACAGTTAACGGCAAAAAAGTTGTAGTTGATATGTACGAGCTTAAAAAGAAACTTTGGTTAGCACTAATGAGTGTTAACATTCTTGAAGGTGTTCGTTTTTACGTATCATTTGCGTGTAGCTGGGCGTTTGCTGAACTTAAAAAGATGGAAGGCAATGCTAAAATTATTAAGTTTATTGCTCGTGATGAAAACCTACACTTAGGATCAACACAGTTATTACTTAAAACACTGAAAAAAGATGATCCAGTGTTTGAACAGATTGCTCGTGAAACAGAAGCTGAATGTATTAAGATGTTTACTGACGCAGTTGATCAGGAAAAAGCCTGGGCTGACTATTTGTTTAAAGATGGTAGTATGCTTGGCTTAAACAAAGAACTACTAAGTCAGTATATTGAACACATTGCTATGAAGCGTATGACAAATGCTGGACTACCTAAGATTTACACACAAACTAGTAACCCATTACCTTGGACACAAAAATGGATTGCTGGCGGAGATGTACAAGTAGCACCACAAGAAACAGAAATTACAAGTTATATTAATGGTGGTACAAAGCAAGATGTAAACGCAGATACATTCAAAGGATTTAGTTTATGATTACAGTATACAGCAAAAACTTATGCGGGTACTGTGACATGGCTAAGGATTATTTAAAAAAGAACGGATTCGAATTTGAGGAGATCAATGTCGAGTCTGTTCCAGAAGCACGTGAGTTTCTAATTACAGAAGGTCACAGAACAATGCCACAAATTTATCATAATGGCAAATTATTAGTAGAAGGCGGCGGAATGGCGTTAGTAAGATTACAACCTCAAACTGTACGTGAACTCATAGGAGAAGTAGACTTAAATGTTAAAGATTTCAAACTTTAAAAAAGGCGATGTAATGACTGTTAAATGTAGCACTGGCGAAGAAGTCGTTGCTAGATTTGATTCAGACACTACAACAGAACTAAACGTAGTAAAGCCAACAGTGCTTACAATTAACCCACAGGATGGCAAAGCTATGCTTATTCCATGGATTATGAGTATTGATACAAAAAGCAATGAACCAGTAACCATTGGTAAATCGCAAGTTGTAGCAATTACAAAAACTGAAAAACAGTTATCAGACGGATATATGCAAAGTACTACTGGTATTGCGACAGCAACACCCGCAGAAAGTACTCTGCTTATCTAATAAATACGTGTATGAATTTTGTACACCGAAATAATGATAAACGACTATGTGGCGCATCAACTAGAGCTATAGTTAATAATGTCAGAGTAAACAACCAATTTATTAGTACAGAGGGCGACCCCAACAGTCATGGTGGTGGCGTTCTTCAAGCTACTGCGACTAGTGGTAGAACTCGTGCTGGCGGCAAACCTATCATCATTTTAAATGATCCTTCATCGGCAGACAGCTATTGCGGACGACCAGGATATGGTCCTGAACACTGTGGCCCATCAGCAACCAGTGCAAGCGGCAATGTAAGAGCCGGAGGTTAACATGGCAGAATTTACTGATTTTAAAAATGGTTTACAAAATGCCAACGACTATCTTGATACTAGACATCATCTAAGTGGTACCACTGCTTTAGGTAATAGTAATTTACGAGCAGTAGCACAAGCAGAGTATAGTTTTACATTACGTGAATTACTTTGTGGTGTACTAGGCGGCAATGGTATAAAACTTCCAAACATTCAGATTTGTATGAGCGCAAACATTAATGCGCTACTGGGTATTCCAGCATTACAAGGAGAGTTATTTGATGCGTTAACACAACTAGATGGCGCAATGAACGACTTTATGGATCACACCAAGTTAGATAGTATACTTGGACGTCTTAATGGAGTATTATCAGAAGCACAAAACGTTGCTAATATGATTAACTTTTGTAGCGCACCAGTAGATCCTATTGCTATTCCAAATATGTTGGAACGAGCAATGGGTAGTTTTCTTGGTGCTGGTAAAAACTTAATTGATCAAATTGGTAGCATTGTACCTGGCCAAGTGTGTGCTTGTATAGGCACAGGCGGCTTTAACGGTAACGTGTTTAACGGCGGCATACTAGGTAACATTGCTAATAATATTGATGCTATTAACGCTGGGTCACTTGGACAAAGTGTAATTGATAGTATACGTAACGATATTGAAGGTGTTGCTAGTGGTATTAAAAACTTAATTAGTTTTGAGAATAACA